GCGAAGGAAGGCGCAAGAGACGCTCCGTTGCTCTTTAGAAAAGTCCCGTCCGCACCAAGAGGAAGCTCGACGATCTGTCCGCTGGCATTGGAGTGGAAGACCTTCCAGTTCCCGGCGGTGTGGTCGCTGGTCGATGTCATCGCGTGCGAGCGATCATGGAATCGCGCATCGTTGCCTTGTGCGAATTGACCGGACCCAGTTCCGAATGCGCCAGCTTCAAGGACTCCGCTGGTTCCGGTCTTAATCGGCAGGCCCGAGGTCGAGCCGATTGCGCCAGCGTTGGAAATGCCACCATGAACGTGGCTTGTCGGCGTCCTTGCGTCGGTCAGGCGCGAATCGTTGGTGGCAACGTAGTCTGTCCCAGCAACGGCAACGTCGAGCGTATTGCTTGCGGCCTTGAGAATGCCCGTCAATCCGCTGGTTGCGGTATTCGTCGTCAACGTCGGTTCCGCAGCTCCGAGGACTGCCACCGATGCCGATACCGCACCGCTGGTGATGTTTACATCGATGCTTGGCGAGGCGACTACGGCGGAAGATTGTGCAATGTCGGAACCTGCCGGCACCCAATCGGCTTGCCCTTGAAGGCGCAGGAGAACGTCACTGCCTTCGGTCGCGGAAATATCTACCCAGTATTCGGTTTCGCCCTTAGCTTGGACATCTTCCAAGGTCCAACCAGATGCAAAGGCCGGGACGGTCGCGTCGGTTGTCGCAACGTTGAATGTGATAACTTGCCCCGCAATGGTCAGATTTGACTCGCCGGAATCCGTCCCAAAAACGCGTCGAACAGTGCCGGAACGCGCCCTCATTCCGAAGGTCACGAATTTGCCCGTCATCGAAAACTCTGCCCCGATAGTCAGGCTCAATCGGAACGGTGCGCCCTCCGCGAAATAGAATTTAGGCAGATCGGCAACGCCAGAGATGACGGGAGAGTCAGGCATGTCGATGCCTCCACAAAACGAACGGTTTTTTCAACTTGATTTTGCGCGGCGTTTTGTGGAGTCCTCCGACATGCTCAGATTGCGATACGACGACAAAGGCCAAGTGCGGGGATTGCCTGACGCGATTCGCCCCGGCGACAGTCTCAGCGTCGAGCTAATCGCGGATCATTTGGAGGTTGCGAGCAGCGATACGTTGAGCTTGTCCCTTGCGCTGGAAAAGCCCGTTCCGATTACTTCCGGCGATTGGTCGATCACCTGGGGCGCTTCCACCGTCGAGCTTCCCGCCGCCGGGATTGACGCGCATTTGCTGGGCCTCGCGCTGAATCGCCTTTCCGCCATTGTTTCGGCAGGTGGCGTAGATGTGACGGGAAAAGATGGCCTTTTTACCGTCACGTTCCGCAGTAACGGAGCGAGAGCAGACTTCACGATTGCCCATTCGGCCTTTGGAACGATGACGAATCGTGCGCTTACCTTAATCGCTGGCGGGGCTTCTAACGTAGAGACGGTCGAGATTGACCTAACGCTGCAAACGCTGGTGGCGGCGACGAGCGCATCGAACATTAGCGAGGCCGCCGTTACCGTGGCAAACGTGGCGACCGGGAGCGTTAGTGTGGCGCAAAACGACCGCATCACCATTTCGAGGATGCCGGATGCTGGCAAGTTCCAGATCAGGACCGCGACCGATACCGGCACGATGTGGCTTTCGGCAAATGTCTCAACCTATCAGATCGAAACGGCGCTTGAAGACATCGAGCCGGGAGAGTTCTTGGTGGCTAGAGATGCAACGGGAGAGACGATCAAGATTGAAATTAAGCGGACTGCGGTGGGAGTGAATCCGGCCATCACGGTTTCCGAGACGTTTATTGGCCCAATCGGCGTGACGATGACGCTGGACACATCCAAGGTTCTGCGATTGCTGGACGCGGCTAGCGTGGCACTGCCAACTGCGGCGGTCTTGACCTTCTCTCGCGGGACGGAAACGCAATTTTCGCAACTGGTGACGTTGGCTCCGGTATTGTTGAGTCACGGTCAACCTGTTTGACGGCTTGAAAAATGAATGAGGCGGCACTTGATCGGTATTACCGGGGAACTCTCAGGCACTTAGAGCGCGCCTTTAGATTTCAGCGCACCATGACCGCGCCGGAATGGTCCGAGAAGGTCCGACGCATGGAGGGCGGCAGACGCTTTCGCTTTGATTTCGCCCCGTATCAACGCGAAATGATGGAAGCGCCCTACGATCCACGCGTGCAGATGACCGTTTACATGCTCGCCTCGCGCATGGGAAAGACCGAGGTCGTGATGAACCAAATCGGCCACAGCATCGCAGAGGCGCCTCGTCGCGTTCTTGTCATGTATCCGACGATCTCGCAGACCGAGAAGTGGAGCAAAGAGACGTTGATGGGCGAGCTGGTCAATCCGACGCCCGATCTGGCCTCACTCATTGGCGACGATTCTGGGCGGCGCAAAAGCGGGAACACAATCCTTCACAAGCTCTTCCCTGGTGGCCTTGTGAATGCCTTCGGGTCAAATGCCCCAGGTGAGATGCGCCGCGCAAAGGGAAATTTCCTTTTCGCGGACGAAATCGACGCCATTGAATCGACCGAGAGCGACGAAGGCGATCCGCTCGAAATCTTCTGGGTCCGAGGTTCCGAATATGCGGACACAATCAAGATCGCCGCGAGCTACCCATCCGTGAAGGGCAAAAGCAAAATCGAGGCGTTGATGCTCCAAAGCGATTGGCGGGTCTGGATCGCGCCCTGCCCACATTGCGCCAAGGAGTTTGTCCTGCATCGCCGCCAATTGAAATATGACCGCAATAAGCCCGAGGATGCATGGATTGAATGCCCCGAGAGCGAATGTCGAATCACCGATGCGGAGCGGATGGAGATGATTCGGAACGGCAGATGGCAGGCCACGCGACCGTTTAATGGAATCGCTGGTTTCCACGGTTCGCGGATGATGTCACCGCACCCGCCGCAAAAGGGATTCGCGAGTCATCTGCATTGGGCGGCGGTCGAGGAGCTGAAGATCGAGGCGGCAGACAATCGCGAGAAGGCAAAGCGCGTCTTGATTAACACCTTCGACGCTGAAACTTACCAGGCGCCCGAGGAGGAGATGCCGGATCCGGTGGGCCTTGCTCAGGAGGCTTACGACTACCTCGAGCGCGTTACGGAGAACCAGTTCAAGATTCCTGCCGGCGTTCTGGTCGTCACCGGAGGTTGCGACGTTCAAGGCGACCGTTTGGAGTTTGAGTTTGTCGGCCACGGTGCGAACGGCCAGACTTGGGGACTAGGGTATCACATTCTGAGCGGGGGCACGATGGAGCCGGAAGTGTGGCAAAAGCTCGATGCGCTGCTCCAGACCGAATTCCTGCACCCGTGCGGCAAGGTGCTGCGAGTCGCCTCCGTTTTCATCGACTCGAAATATCGGCAGGCCCAAGTGCTAGCCTTTACCAAGGTCCGACAGGCTCGCGGCGTCTTTGCGATCTTCGGTTCGACCGTGCTTGGCAAGCCCATTGTCTCGCAGCCCAAGAGGGAAAAGCGAGGGACGTTCTTTGAGATCGGCACTCACGAATGCAAGAGCATGATCTACCAGAACGCTGCCCTCCGCCAAGATCGCAAATCTTCCGCGTTCCCGCATAATTACATGCATTTTCCCAGCGGCCATGGTTATACGCCGGAATATTTCCAGCGCCTGCTGATCGAGAAGGTCACGCTGAAAAAAGGACAAGACGGAAGCTTCTACGAGTTTTTCGACAAAAAGGACAAGCGCGACCGGAACGAACCGCTCGACGTTCGCGTCTACAACATCGCCGCAGCCAAAAAGCTCGACATTGCCTTTGCCACGATTGCCAAAAAATACGCTGAATATGCGGCCAAGAACGTGCCAGATCGAGGTAAAGAGCGCGAATATACGCTCGATTTCGTAGCCGATTAACCAAAAGCCCTTGAAATCGGGCTTTGTTTTGTCGAGTCATCGACATGGCAGCTTTACCCTCCCGCGCCTTTTGCGGCGAATCCATCGAATTTACGGCAACTGTAACGTCAGGCGCTACAGGATCGGCTCACTTTCGCAGCATTGACACTGGCGACGTTGTCACGGTTCCGCTGTCAGTATCGGAAAGAACGGCAACCGCTACCTATCCGCCCGAAAAGACGGCAAACCTGCCAGCCGGGATTTACGTTGTTGCGCTGACGCTCGAGGTGGCCGGGATTCGGTCGGTTGAGTCCATAGGCAATATCACGCTGCAAGCCCCGCCGGATCGCGCTCCGCTGCCGAGTCATGCGCGGAAGATGGTCAAGGCTTTGGAAGCGCACCTTGAGGGCCGAATCAGCGATGACGAAGGCCGAGGACTTGAGACTTACACGGTCGGAGGTGTTCCCATTACCAAAATCTCTTTGATGGACGCTCGCGAGCTTTTGACCAAATACCGGCGCGACCTCGACACCGAGATCGCCAAGGCTCGCGCTGATGCAGGGCTTTCCAACGGTCGAACCATTTACTCCCGCTTTGAATGAAACCATTACTTTACGGTCCCAACAATAAGCCAATCCGCCTTCGTAATTTTGACGCGGCCAAGGGAACTCGATACACCAACGATTGGGTTGCCGGGACAGGCCCAGCGGATAACGCGATCAAGCAGGATGCCAAGTCACTGCGCGACCGTGCGCGGGATTCTGAGCGGAATGATGGCTACATCGAGGGCGCGTTGATGGCTTTGGAATCCAACGTCATCGGCCAGCATGGTATCCGCATGAAATCGCTCGCCCGTCGAGCAGATGCCAGAAGCAAAAAGGGCTTGTCGAACAGCGCCGACAACAACGCGAGAGCAAAGGTCGAGGAGGCGTGGGAGGATTTCTCACGGCGTGGCAATTTCGATGTCACGCGCCAGTTTTCACGTGCTGCTTTCGAGCGTCTCGCTCTACGGTCTGCCGTTCGCGATGGCGGCTTCCTTACGCGGACGGTCGAGGGCTTCCCTAAAAACGATTTTCGCTTTGCCGCGCAGGGCATCGAGATCGACGCGCTCGATCCGCACCACCGGAACGATGCCGCCCGTATCTACATGGGCGTGGAGTTTGACGAATGGGACGAGCCGATTCGGTATCACTTGCGCAAGATGGACCCGAAGAGCGGTCGCTACACTCGCGAGACGTTCGCGGTCGGTGGTGACAACATGATCCACACCTTCCTTGCTCGACGCATCAACCAGAGCCAAGGCTATTCGTGGCTTGCCAATGCGCTCCTTCGCCTTCGTCATCTTGCGAAGTTTGAGGAGGCCGAGGTCATCGCCGCCCGTATCAGTGCCAACAAGCTTGGATTCTTCAAGCAGACGGGCGAGGCGCAATACACTGGCGACGAGGATGACGACGGCAAAGCCATTGCGCCCTCCGCACCAGGCACGTTTGAGACGTTGCCCCATGGCGTCGAGGCCCAAATGATTGATCCGGCGCATCCGAACAGCGCAATGCCTGATTTCCGAAAGGCCATTTTGCGCGGCGTGTCCCCCGGCATCTACGTCAACTATAACACTTGGGCGCAGGATCTTGAGGGCGTTTCGTATTCGTCGATCCGGCAGGGCGTGCTTTCGGAGCGCGACATCTACAAAATTCTCCACTCTTGGTTCATCGACACATTCGAGATTCCGCTTTTCGAGCGTTGGCTACGAATGGCCCTGTTAATGGGCAGGATTGAAGGCTATACGCTTCTCGACTTCGACCGCCTGTCCCATGTCGAGTTTTCCGGCAGGACGTGGACCTGGGTCGATCCTGTCGGCGACATCGAGGCCATCGAGCGGGAAATTGCCTTGTCACTCAATTCCAGAGAGCGTGCG